CCGGAATTAGTTGCGGATGAATACTTTAGACCACATGACACTGCTGTTATCGAAATACCACAATCAGCACCAAAAGGTTCTATATTAAGAACTGAGTCTGCTTTTGACTTACTCAAGAGAGTTAAACAAGTTGCTACCAAATGGGTTAAACCTGGTCACCGAAAAGGATCAAACACCCACAACGTGTCCGCGACAATTAGTTTGAAATCAGATGAATGGGACAAGGCTGGAAGATGGATGTGGGATAACAGAGATACTTACAATGGTTTATCCGTCCTACCATATGATGGTGGAACGTACACTCAAGCTCCGTTTGAAGATATAACAGAGCAAGAGTTTAATAAGAGAGTCAAACTCTTAAACGATGTAGATTTATCTAGCATTGTTGAAACAACTGACGAAACAGATCTGTCTGGTGAATTGGCTTGTGCCGGCGGTGTCTGCGAAATTACAAGCCTATAACGAAAACAATTATTATGACAAAATTATTTTTAACAATTGCTTTAGCTTTTAGCACGATGATAGCTTCTGCTCAATACTCAGTGTTAACAACATTTACTGAGGATGCTGATTCAGCTTGGAATGCAACTGATAAAATTGGTGTTGGTTACAATTTAAATGACTGCGCTATGATCGGTATCACCACGGATGGTGAAGACAAGTATGAGTTGTTAGCTCGTTATGTTATACACAAATCTGGACTTTGGGTTACAGGTGTATATAACTATGATGCTGATAACGAAGACGAGTTGATGGATAAGATGGAATTAGGATTGGGATATTCTTTTAAAATATGGAATGATTTATATATCGATCCAAACTACACTATGCCTATGAAAGAAAATGAGGCTGGTGAAAGAGAAGGAAGTTTCAACTTAAGTATATCTTATAAACTTTAATTATTAACTAAAAGAAAATAACAATGGAAAAAGTAATGAATTATTTAACTGGATTTTTTGGTGGATTAGTAGCAATTATGATGGCAATTATACCAGTGACAATATTATGGAGTTTATTAACGGGTAGTGTAATATTCGGAATGGATATTATAGGAAATTTTATGGCAATGGTAACAGCATTAGGTAACGCAGGTTTTGTGGGGCTAATAGCTGTAGTATTTGTTATGTATTTCTTCACTACTTGCGAAAAACAATGTAGTAAAAAATAAAATAAGTATAAATTAAATTAAATTAAATATGAGTTTTAATAAATTAAATAGTACCTTTGACCAATTACAAGATGCAATCAATGATTGCCAAACTGATGTTACAAAATTTGTTGAGGGGAATAACTCTGCGGGAACGCGAGTTAGAAAAGCAATGCAGGCTGTAAAGTCTCTAGCGCAAGAAGTTAGGATTGAAGTGCAAGATCAAAAAAACGCTCAGTTCTAGAACATTCTTAAAACAAGAAAGGGGGTAACGAAAGTTACTCCCTTTTTTTATATTGCTACCAAGAAGATAGTGATCATTAGAACCGTATATATTACTGGACTAAGATCTATTTTTTGTTTTTCCATAAATATATTATTGCAGTAATCAATAATATATTAACAGTTGCAATGTTAAATAATTGTTAAATCTTTTTTACTCTTTATTAGTTTTTACCTCCCATAAACATTTTAGCCGCCTTTAAAATTTTAGGTGCTTTTTTTAATATACCACCACCCACCACGGCACCAAGTATTCCAGCTGGAGTATTCTTAGGCGTTAATGCCTTGACTAATCTCGAGCCTAAATTACCCTCGGTGTTCTCTGGAGAATACTTACTAGTACTACCGGTATAATTCTTCTTTCTTTCTGGCGAAGGAGCGATCGTAATATTTCTCATCGGTGATCTTTTAAGCCTTTTGCCATGCATACATCTTCTTTTCGCTTTCATATTATTTATTAAGCTACAACTGAAGCTATGAATACTTCCATTTGAACAGCGGCGCTATCAGAATCAGCTACAATAGCTTCTAAATTGTGTAACGCTGAAGCTGGTATCATTGTGGTACTATCATCAACCACGGCAATAGAATCACTTGTAGATCCCATTATAAAACTTTTACCAGCCTCCAACATTATTGTCATATTTTCATCAGCAGCAGAATCATCCTCACCCGCGTCTATTCTTAATTGTAAATATATAGGATTACTTCCATCCATATTTGTAGCTCGTATATATTTAACATTTTCTACATCAAGTGAAGAATCTGAAGCACCAGTTGTAGCATGGAAATTAGCCAACACAGTGTCTACACCAGCTGGTACTGTTACTATTCTATGATATATATCGTCTACGCCTGATACTGTTAATGAGTTTGTTGATCCTCGAGCAGCACCGTTTAAAGTGACAGCCTCGGTGATTGTTACTACTAAATTTGCCATATTTATATTACTTTATATTTTGTTTTTTTATTTTCTTTGTATGCTAATAAACATCTATTTCTATTTTCTTCTTCAGACACATAACTGATATGTACCCAAGCAGGATTATCATCATCTCCAAACTCCCATATCATTTGATCAAAGTCTAAATTTTCTCTTATCCAATGGTACATTTCTGCGTTGGTAGCTTTACCAAATGTGTCGTCTATATCCATAGCCTGCCCTTTACAGTGTTGGGATTTGCTTGATCCACCAATAGCAGTATTAAGCTCTTGTGATCTAAAGAAACTATTAATTTTTATAGGACCCCCAACCCATTTTCTAAGTGGTTCAAATACTTTTTCAGCAATTAACTCCATATTATCTAATTGCTCGTCATTAGGATCATTATTAATCCCTCTTCTTGTCGCGGTGTTGCTATACACGCCCTCTTTATACGAAATGTGTTTACTTATCATTTTTTTAATTTGTTATTATAGAAAGATCTCCAGTTCCACTGTCTGATAAAATATATAGATCAAAATCAACATTATCATATTCAACATCAGATTTATCTAAAAACAACGTAGCGCCATTTGGGATTACAACGTTATTTAACATGTAATATATAGTATCATCATTTATATTTTTCATGTATAAATCCACTGTGACAGCTCCACTGCTTTTTGCGTTTGATATCCTCATACCAACTATAGAAGCTGTGCTAGCTCCAGTTATTTTTGTAGCAGTATTGTCAGATATGTTTTGTTTATTAAATGCCATTTTGTTTATTAATATGAGTTGTAATCAAATTCAAATACTATGGTGACAGAATATTTTGTCGAAGTGAGATTCTGTGAGTTCTGCATACTCACACCTATCATTTCCCCAGCATCAAAAGCATTTGTTCCAGACGCGCCCGCTGTAGTTAAATCTTGGAAATCAGCCGAACAAGTATTTTCCCTCGCTGTACCGTCAACAACTTTAGTCCCTATAGTAACCTCGTTACCATTAGCCCAAAGAACGCCATCATCAAGCCTATCTAATCTAAAAGTAACAGTATTACTACTAGTATTGGTATGAACGTTAGATCTATAATGTACTCCTAATAATTTTCCAGCGGTAGGCGCTACGAATGGCACGGCAATGTTTGAAAAGTATGGGTGCTCAGAAGTTGTTATAAAAGGTATGTAATGAGCGTCTGTATTTAAGTCATCATTAAAGTTAGATGTTTCCATAAATATAACTTTATCTCTAGTTTGGACTTTTTTACCCTCTATAGTTGCTACACCAGCAGCGCTTCTAGCTATAGTTGTGTCAGACGCATGTCCTAGCTCTATAGTTCCTAATTGAACAGCGGTCGATGTTGATGCGACTAGATTTGTAGCGGTTGTAGCGTTGCCAGTTGTGTCTTGATTTAAAGTGGGTATATTACTAGAATGTATTGTGCCAGCGCTAGCTCCTGCCCAATCAATATGTTCAGCTGCCACAAAATTAGCAAGAGAATCATGGTCTATAGTACCTTGTGTCGCCACTTGAATAACACCACTATTATTAACAAAATCAGTACTACCCACGGTTAACGTACCAGCTATAGTTGTAACAGAAGCTGTTCCGGCGCCCACCGTAACGTCAACTTCCCCACTTTGACTACCACCAACTAACTTAAGACCTTGCGTTAAAGTAGCATCATGAGCAGCAACTTGAAACCTCATATCCCCAGACTCTTGTCCATTTGTAACTTCGTCAGTTTTCATCAATATTTTCCCATATTGGGCTTGATTTTGATCAGCGTCTTCACCAAAAAAATCTACTTCAGAAATATTGTCACCATTCACCTGAGCAGCACCTCTATTCTTCTTCATTTGAAGTCTAGCGCCTTGATTGTTATTGTAGTTGTTTTGAATGACTATCTTTGGATCATCAGCATTATCAGATTGAAGAGTTATTGTATCACCCTCAACGGTTAAATCACCTGTTAAGTTTAAAGTGCTGCCATCAAAAGTTAAATTACTTTCTACGGTTGCTTCATCTGAATCTTTATAAGTTAAAACACCATTAGCTGTTGAACCATCAAAGGCTATACCACCGCCACTAGCCGATGCTTTAACAATTTTATTATCTGAATCTAATCCTAAATTACCTCCACTAGCTATAGTACCAGTAGATATATCTTCTAAGTAAACATCACTACGAAATCTAGCTATTAAATCGTATATATGTTGACCTATCCACTTCATTACTTGATTAATTTTTTCTCAACTTTACCGTCGCTATATATAAACAACAATACTTGATTTTTTCTTATTTTTGCTGGTCTACCCAATAAATCTGTTATCATTATTAATTCTGAGAAACGTTTTGGTATTGGTCCCACCCAAGTTCCCTCGCAGTAATTATAAGTAGCCTGACATATAGTATCCCACTCATTCTCACAGCAGTATTTATCAACTGATATTACCCAAGCGTAACAAGGATCGTTTAACCAATAAGGATCGCCTGCGCCAGTAATACAACCAGCATCATATAAACAAGATAAAGTATCGTTAACATTAGCAGTTGATTCGTAGTTATACGCGTCTGGATCCATGCAACCCATAACCACTTCGATACACGAACCGTTATCCGTGTTAGCAAGTGAATCATAGTTAAGAGCCAAGAATTGTTATCAGCATTTGCTAGTGGGTTATAATTAAACATTGTGCTATCTGTACATCCGTAAACAAAAGGTATGCAATTACCGTTGTCTATATTTGCTAATGGATCGTAATTAAACATTGTAGCATCCATACAGCCATATACAATATCTATACAACTATTGTCTTCTACGTTTGCCAGAGGATTATAATTAAAAGCATCTGGATCCATACACCCGTACACAACACCTATACAGCTACCGTCATCCGTATTAGCACTAGGATCATAATTTAAAGCTATACTACTAGTACAACCAGTCACGACAGGTATACAGTTACCAGCAGTATTAGCACTAGCATTATAATTAAACGCTAAAGGGTTCATACACCCTACAACTACGGCTACACAACCACCATTATCTACGTTAGCGCTAGCGTCATAATTAAAAGCGTTTATATCAGTACAACCAAACACGGCTAAGTTAACACAACTAGTGTCATCTATATCTGCGGTATAACCTTGAGTGTAATACTCCAAATAAGCTGGTGATGTGCAACCAGGATTATAGTAACATGTATCAGCTGTGTTAGCTGTATCACTATAATTATACGCTATCGAATCTAAACACCCTATTATTACGTCAACACACTCGTTACCACAATAAGGTAAAGCCATGTGAATATCTTCTGGATTTTTGAAATCCCTTAATTTGTTTTCATTTGGACCAGGCCATGGGTTATTACCTTCATAAAGTATCTCACCATAACTATTCTCTAGTTTAAATGAATTTTGTATCGTCTGTATATCTAACTGTTGAGGATTTTGCTGAGGAGTTGGTACCTCAAAGTAGTACACATAAACTTCTTTGTAAGCACTTAAAGATAAATTGAATGTGTCAGAATAAACACCTATTGAATCAATTTTAAATTGCCATAAAGAATCACCTTGTCTTACACCTAGCCAACAGTTACCCCATGAATCACCACCTGCATCATATAATATTAAATCATAATCACAAGGAGTTGTAAGTTCCATTTTATCAGCCGTAGGATCATAGTTAAACGCTAGTGGATCTGTACACCCATAAGTTGCTAAAGTATTACAAGAACCATCATCTGTGTTAGCAAACTCATTGTATTCTATATAATCATCATCTGTACAACCAAGTATTGGTGTGTTACCATCGCATATACCAGCAACATAAGGAGTTGACGATGCGCTAAACCCAAAGTTGGGCGGATTTAAATTAAATATAGTATCAAGACAATCTGTATTGGTAACTAAACAACTACCAATCACCGCTCCACCTCCAATACCATCTCCATATGTATCATTAATAGTAAACAATATGGTATCACCAATAGGCACGCATACTTCCGCGTATACTGTTTGTCCAACCTGCGTGTAATCGTAAGTTCCAGCGGTAACTTGTTGAACAATATTTCCATTGGCTTTTATTTCCCAATAAGTTTCGTGAGGCCAATTGTCTAGTAATATTGCTATTTGAATTAAAGACTCACTAACATCACAAGCAACCTCCATTACACATGTGCCATTATCTATATTAGCCCATGGGTTATAATTCTCAGCAAGAGAATCCATACAGCCAAGAATATAAACACAACTACCATCGCTAACAGTTGCAAAAGGATTGTAGTTTGGAGCTACGGAATCTGTACAGCCAAATACAATAGGAAAAGCATCACTAACTTTTATATCATCTATACATATATCACTAGTGTAAAGAGTACCAGTGTTACCTACAAATGCTATTTTAAAGT